TTAAGACCAGAAAGCGGATTAAGTTCTACCACCTGATTCATATAGGCAGGGGATAGATGAGAATACCTCATCGTCATTTGCAAGGATGAGTGGCCAAGCAACTGTTGAAGGGCTCGAATATTGCCACCGTTCATAGTAAAGTGGCTAGCGAAAGAATGCCTTAAGATGTGAGCAAGTTGACCAGGAGAAACGGGAAAGCCACAACGATTAAAAGCCGACCTGAAGGCAGAGTAACAAGATTTAAACGGACCCTGTTCAAGACGGTTTTGAATGTAAAGAAAGTGCCCCTCAGAAACAGGAACAAATCGAGAACACCCGTTTTTTGTATCTTCAAAGCTAAACCCATTGTTAAAACAATTCCTGATTGTCAAGCCCTCAGCTTCAGACCACCTAGCACCGGTAATTAAGCAAATCAGAACAACGTATTCCAAGGACTCATTTTGACTCAGCGACACTTGTATTCTGAGTTGTGTTATTTGTGCTTGGGTCAGGTAGGTAAGTTCGGTTTTCTTTTCTTTAAGTTTACGTACTGTCAACAATGAAGATTCATAGTCGATTACATCCAGTCTTTTAAGTTCGCGAAATAATGCCTTAATTGTCGATAGCTCTCGATTAACAGTCGCTTCATTGATTCCAGACTTGAGACGGTTTTTTCTATAAATGGCAAATTCAGCAGAGTTAAACAAACGCCCTTTAGGGTTACCCAGTTTCTCAGCCAGTTTTAAAAGCCGGTTTTTAGTATCAACAGCGGATTTTAACGAACGGCCATGAAGATCAAACCAAATAAAGATTAATTCGGAAAGCTGTCTATCATCCAGTGGAGCCTGGACGGCTTGTGAATCAGATAGACGTGAAACAAGGTCAAATTGGTACCGTACTGCTTCTAATTTGGTATTGAATAGCTTAATTATTCGCTTGCCCTTAGAACCGTTCGGACGTAAATCCAACTGATATTTTTTACCCTTTTTTGTAATCATAAAATTGCCGGCTTATTTATTATCGATTCAATATTAATTATTAAGCCGCTTTACCAATGAGACGCCTTAAGCAAAGGGATTTATCAACATACTCCCTCAAATCACTTTCAGTTAACCGCCGACTTTTGTAGTAGTCTAATAATTGAGGGTAAAAGCTAAGCAATCTAAGCTGCAGCATGACTTGTTTAGTCGTGAAGCCTTGACGCGCCCAAATAGTCAGCATGTTTCCGACAGCGAGCCCCAAGTTCTTTGCTATGGGTTCCGAGCTTTGTTTTTTTTTACGTACTATTACCAGTCCGGTAGCAGGCACAGTGAATTCAACATCTTCCATAAGCAATTGCCAAAACGGGTGAAGGTGTTCATGTCTATCATCCAGGTTTAAGCGATTCTTTTCTAAGCCAAAGCGCCAAATGTCAGTAAGGTAAGGTGCTATTTCTTCAAACGATTCAAATTCCTTGCCCATGCCTAAACCGATTTCACGAATGATGGAATGGTGAAAACGGGCTTCTATACGGCGAACGGTTTGTTTTTCGTCAAATTCACCCAAGGTGTAGATGTTCCATTCACGGTGGAAATAGTCTTTTTTGTCGGACTTAACAACTTCAAAGCTTTTATCGTATAGACAGAACTGCATAGATGCTGCTTTACCAATCAGGTAATTTTTAGCTTGGTTTTTTGAACCATAAGTTGCAACGGATTCAGAAAGGTCAGAAAGATCTATGGACCCCATGCCATCATAGGAACGGATGATTCTTGACCGAGTCGCAAATTTAAAAAGGAAGTCGTCAGGCAGCCTAAAACCTTGGTAATCACACGCTAAATGGATAGCACAGCCTTTAGGTTCAGCATCTTCAAGGAAATTTTGAGACAAACCCAATTGACCGTGTAAACGTTGCCAAATTTTTTGCACTGAACGCTGGGTAATGAAATGCGGGGAAAGCTCAATTTTTAAGTGTTGGCCAGGATGTTCAATTTTTGCAAAGAAGCTACAAAACAAAATAACGATACCCTCATCATTGTTTTGGAGCTTGTAGCGATACCTGGAGACCTTGCCCATGCGGGTAAAGTGCCATTTCTGAGAGCCTATAGTGTCTGACAAGGTAATAATGGATTCACCGGCTTTAGCGTGCCGTTCTAACTTTTCAATCAAGTCACTTTTAGGTTTACCGTAAAAAAGCTGTCTAACAGTATCAACAGAAGCTCCAACAATAGTGACGGGCGTTAGATCAATAAAACCAATAACGGTTGCAAATAAGCGACCAATTACGTCGGTGACATTGGTAACCAATGAATCAAGTGAATAGCGTGGCGATGTTTTCATTTTACTAGCCTGTGTTAGCTCTAACGATACTGGTTTAAGTTGACTATCTAACGTGATACAAGGACGTTAGGTAGCGGGTTTAATTTGTTGCCGGTGGGAAGGAAAACTAGCCAAACACACCTTAATTTCTTCGCTTAAAGGGCTGTGGCTTAATCACTCATCCCCTTAGCCCCTTATTTTCGCCTGTCAAAACTAAGGTTTTCTAATCGACCAGGCGCGCCCGCCGCTTGTTATCTGTATTCGCCCAGCCGCCCTCACCCGTCTCGTACCTCGCTTACGTTCGGGCGGCCGGGCGAACATCTATCTAATTGTTGTCGCGCCTTGCCGATTGAAAAGCTAAAGCCTTGCCAGCAGCTCAAACCAGGGACTAAGAGGAATCGCAACCAAGCCACAAAAACGCCCGCGCTCATCCATTAAATATGCTTTTTTATAAACTCACTTGCGTTGCCCCACAATTTAAAGGCCCGGCCCTGCCATTTGCACCATTGGCCCATCCATAGAACCCACTTTGCCGAAATGCTGATCTTGAGCGGTTAAAATTGATTGTTCATTACTACGCTGACTATCTTGAACACCACCACTGGAATACCCCCGAGCAAGCCGGTTTTGCTCTTCGTTCCGCAGTTCACGTGGCCACATAGTGACTGGGTACTGTTTGCCGTTTTTCTCAACAAGAACGCCGAATTCCTTTTTCGTAATGGTGTAGCCGAATTCTACGAATTGCTTATAGTTAAAGGTGTCGATGATTTTGTCACCATCGTAGAAATCTATCTTGAGCAAGATCTTAGAACCATCTGAAGCCTGAACAAACGCGGAAAGGCGCGGCCTATTTTTTTCAAGGTACATTTCAATAAAATTAGCGAATTCAACCGCTTTATACTCGGGCTTCTTTTCTTCTTTTTGAGGAACTGGTACAGGGTTTGGGATAGATTTAGGCGGTTCAATTGCTTTTGTAGTAACGGTGACGGTTTCGTTTTTTGGTTCCGGAGCGTCTGGAGAAAAATAGTTGTAAAGAAAGTAAACACAGAAAACACCCGCGAGGCCAAGGGCAGGAAAGCCAACCTTAAAGATTGACGATTTTAAGATGTTGGTTCTATCATCATTGTGAGAGTCAATGGCGGTAACGCCGTCAGAGTGAGAGGCATAGAGACCAAAATATTTAGGGTCATAGTTGCCGGAACCCGAACGAAGCTTGGTAAAGGTGCCGTTTGTTTGCTTGAATGTTGACCAAGTGTAAGAGTTAGGAAAACCGATAGCATCCCGCTTTAGAAATTTAATAAGGGTGTCTATTCGACGCTTCCACAACATATGGCAATCGCGGTGATCTTGACCCATACAAACAATGTCGATGCCACGGTGGCGGTGCTGGGTTACAAATTCCGTGATACCAGGCGATAAATGAGTTTTACCAGCGGGGAAAAAATCTTGTAACTCATCCAAGATAACAAGGGAATCATTAGCCACATGAGCTTGAACATCTGACACCTGTTCTTTAGTTAAAGGGTTTAAAAGCTTAGTGACACGCTCTAAGGGTATGCCGGTAATTTCCGCGAATTTAGGACGGTTAAGCCCTTCGATATACGCATAAACGGAACGGCCCTTCATAAGGGCCGGGATGATTTGATTAATTGCCGCCTCGTAGCTTTTGCCTGAACCTGGGAGACCTTCGTGAAAAATTATCATGCTATTGACCTCACTAGAGCAACAACACGGAAAGCGGACCAGATAACCATTGCACAAGACATAATTTGCAAACAACCCACAATATCTGACTGATTAAGCGCATAGAGAATACAAGGCGACAGGGAGTTATAAGCTGCTTGTATTTTTTGACCGAATTGAGAAGCAGCAGAGCCGGAACCGCTATGTAATGGTCTAATGATTTTGGACAGTCAGAAGAGTCCCTTATACTCCTGAAAAGACCGAAAAGGATCCGCATGTCACAACGTAAGAAATTCACCCCTGCCTTCAAATTGGAAATAGCCAAACTGAT